GAGATTTCAGAACCCCAGCGCCCGATGGTGGAGGTCACCTCCATCTGGGCCTTGGCGAGAATCTGCGAGTCAGTCAGCTTGGGCATTTTTCTTCCGCCTGGTTTCGACAGAATCAAGCCTGACTTCTAGCGCCTGCATTGCGGCCTTAACCGCTGTCAGTTCAGCACTCAATTCTGCAATTCGTTTTATCAAGTAGGCGGTGTTCACAAGATGCCCCTGTTTGAGTAGCTAATGGGCTCCCATCGCTTTTCGGTCCGGCCCTTGTGCATTGCGCCAACCCTGAACGCATCAGAACCATGCGAAGCCCAGTCGTGGACGGGCCTTAGCCGGTAGGTTCTGCGCACCTCGTCGTACTCCGCTCGATAGTGCCTAAGTGCGTTCAATCCTGCCGCACAGTGTAACGCATCGAACCAGCAATTCGGCAGCATTTTTCGGACTGCCTCAATACCATCCTCAATCCGGTGCTGGGCCTGCACAACCGGCTTTTGTCCCATCAGGTCGTTGAGGGTATCCACGCGAGTCTTGCCTGTGTCGAGGCTGCGCTGCTTGGCGTCGTGAGGCAGGACAATATCCCCCAGCGTCCACTTGTGCTTCCGAACCCTCTCGAGGACCACCTGAGCGTAATGGCTTAAGGGTTCTGAGTTGTTTTCGTAGTAGTCCAGAAGTCGTATTTCCGGACCGACTCTTTGGGCAAACCATATTGCCGTTGAGTCTCCAATACCAAGGTCCCACCAAGTTTCAACAGGGTATCCTGGGTCCGCATTGACGTTACGAAATCTTCCTGACTTTTCTGCATCCTCGAGCAGACGGCCGTAATAAGCTCCGACAATGGCAGCGGTCCAGCTACATTCGAACTCTTGGGAGTATCGCTCGTCACTCAGTTGTTTCCTCTGGTCCTCAAGTTCGTCCTCGTCCACATACCCGGTTTCACTAGCCCGGTGCACCACCACATACCAATCCGGGTGTTCCCGATACTTGTCGTACAAATGGTAAAAGGCATTGTGACCCATGGGGGTGCCGATAAAGGTTGCTCGTCCCTTCCGGTCTGCTAAGGCTGGGCGGATGATTTCTTCCCATGTTCTTTCGGACATCTGGGCATATTCGTCTAGGGCCACGGCATCCAGATAGATACCTCGGAGGCTGTCGGGACTGTCCGCTCCGTAAAGCGAGATGCGGCCTCCATTCGGGAAGTCCGCCCTCAGTTCAGCTTGGTTATAGGTCATCCCCGGAATAGCTCTGGTGAACTCTTGGAGGTAGTCCCAAGCCACCGCCTTAGCTTGCCGGTACAGGGGCGCGATGTAGGCCCCTCGTGGCCTTGGCTTCTGACAGGTAATGATGTCCCGGACTAGGTCGTTCAGCACCATAACCGTCTTGCCGAACCTTCGATGGCAGACCGCTATTGCCCATCGCTCTTTGCGGTTGTGGTAGTCGAGCTGAAGCGGTCTGGGGGCGTAGTTTATTTCGATGCGCTGTCGGACCATGTGATGACAAGCTCAATCGGCCCATCTTCTCCGGCAATCGTCTGGCTGACCTTTCCTTCTAGGCGGTCCCCGATTTCCTTCAATGCCGCAATGTCTCCACCTTCAGCAGCAGTGATAATGGCATTGGCCAAGGAGTCCAGCTTCTTACCCTGCATGACAGCGCGCCTTATAGCATCGCTCCATACCTTTGTTTTGGTAGCGTTTTTATTTCCGAGAGGGGCTCCACCGGGCACGTTATGTTAACTCCTTAATTTTTGACGCCTCGGGATTTTGTCACTTTTGGACTATTTGCACAATCCTACCACTTGACCTTATCCGCCCAATAAGCAGCAGAGGACTTCCCCTTAGCAATGTTCTTGGCATGGCGAGCCTTGAATGATTTGCGTTTCTGTTTCATCTTGTCGCTCTCCCCTGCCTTGGGCTTTCCTGCGGTCTTGGCTCCCTGCTCCCCAAACCTGATGAGCTTCTCGGTCCCGTCGTAGCAGGCTTTGACCACATGGCTCTTGCTTGGGTGTCCTGAAGTGCGCCTTGGCTTGTTGCAGGGCAGCGTGTCTTTGTCGAGGAGTCCGGCCATATCACTCCCTCTTTATGATTTTGGCTTTTTTCTCTTCACCGGGGAATAAAACAAAGTTGCGAGTGCCTTTGCCTGCGTCTCGGCTGGTTGCATCGAGGTACTTAATGCCGGAAATTCCGTAGCTTCGCAACGCCTCGCTAGTACTGACCTGATAGTTCTCGGTGTCGAACAGGTCAGGGCGATACCCCTCGTCGCGCATAACCATGCGGTGCAGGTCTTTGCCGGTGATGCTGCTGTCGATGCTACCGGACTCCTTGCGAACCTGATCGACATACTTCTCCCAATCAACATTGTTGGAGTAGTCAACCGGATCGCCCCCGGTCATCTCCGCCCACTCATCGGCCTCTTGGCGCAGGCGCATATCAGCAATCTTCTCGGCCTCTTTCTGGCTCATGCCGACCTCGTAGTCCGTGCCCTTAAGCGCCTTGATCACCTCGGGCTGCTCACTCAGCGGCTTATCCCAATCAAGCATCCGGTCTACCATTTCGTCTGGCAGGTCAGCGGTGTATAGGGAGCCTTGCTGTGCCTTGTATGCGCCAGATTCTATATTCTTAATTGCTTGCTCAATTAGTTCTGGAGATTCGCCGCTAAATGTAGTTTCGCCCTTTTTAGGCATGATGCTTTTTAAATGGGCAAGTGCCTTTTGCTCTCCACCCATCATTCCCACAATGTCAGCGGCGTAAGCGTCTGGTTTGGTCGTGCGAGAACCACCCGCTGAGACATAAGACTTAGCAACGGCAGGGCTTTCAGCAACATAAACCCCATGCCCATAAGCCTGAGCGCCCTCCCCAGTCCCAATTTGCGAAGCCCTGAACTCCCCAAGAGGATTGTCTGGCGTAGGCTCAAACCTATGCGGGGTGCCGTGGTAAACCATCGGCATATTGAGAAGGCCGGGGGTGTAGCGTGCTGTCGCAACCCCTGGGGCGGTGACGTTCATGGCCATTTCCATGGCTTGCTGCGGGGTTACCTGCTCCCCAGCTATTGCTCTGCCGGGTAACGTGAAGGCGTCCAGAAGTCCACGAGCCGCGTTGCTATACCCGAGGCCCCATTCTCTAGAACCCGGGATGACTTGACCTTGCTGATTGACCTGAGCCCTTACGGGGAGAATGTCTCCGTAAATGTACCCGGGCTCTCGCTGTACGTTCCCGAGAAGTCCTTGGGCAGTTTGCATCAGTCTATTCATGTCAGGCACTCAGCAGTAGGAGGATTTCTTCGTCATCTCGCAGCAGGCGTGCAAGTCGGCTCTCCTGAGCCTGCACCCTTGTTTCAATTTTTACAGCGGCTTTTTTTATCCGCTTGGCTAAAACCTCGTCTCCAAGGCCCTTTGCGATAGCGACTTGGTCGTCTGCTTCCTGCTGGAGCTGCCGGAGCAACTCGATTTCTTCTGCCCTTGACCGAACGACAAAGACTCGGCCATTGACCGAAACCCGTTTCGGATATTTCGATTTCTTCCCTGATGCCCCGCCTTTCGGGACAACAACAGGAACCCCGCCAATCTGAAAGGCAGAGTCCTGAAAAGCATTCTGCTGAAATGCGCTAGACATTCATCCAGGGCAGTTCTACGGCTCTCGGAACCGGCAGCTTTTGCCCCTCAATCTGGTCTTTCACCATTTCTTCGTAAACCTCAGCCCTTTCGCCGAGGGCGGCCAAGGTCCAGTTAACGGCTTCGTCAGCAGTAACGTCAGCCAAAGGAATAAAATTGCCGGGGTCAGGAGGAAGCAAACGAACATCGCTTCCAGCAGAGCCTTTAAGACCCCCTTCTTCTCCGAGGCACTCAAAGTAGCTGATGACCGCGACATCTGAAAGCGGGCCTTCATCGATGACCTCGAACTTCGTTACTTTCCAAGTGTAGTTAATCATTTGCCTTAACCTGGGCCTCTGCTTGGTCTTTGATTTTCAGCACCAAAGGCCAAGCCCCCGAAGATGTCGGGAGGTTGCCCAAGGTCTGAAGGATTGCATTCACTTCCTCAACCGTCAGTTCTAGTTTTATCATGGGATTGTGCTCGCTAAGAGATAGTAAATAGTTCCATTGAAACGAACCGCGATGGTTCTATCCGCCGCCGGAGTTCCCGTTCCGACGTTAGTTCCTTCTGTGTAAAAGCTCGGAATTGTATTCCCCGCTGACAAGTCTGAACTGTAAAATTGAACCGTGTCGGCCACGCCGGTCGTGGGGGCTGTTCCAGTAAAAACAGAAAAGGTATTGGTTGCACTAGTCCCAAACGTAGACGTTGCAAGTCCAAGATTGTTGGAACCATTCAAGGTCATGCGCTGGGTCGTGCCCCCTGCGCCAGCGCCTGTCCACCAAGTAAAAATACCTTGGGTTCCGCTCGCTCCCCATGACAAAAAACGCATCTGACCGCTTGCAGTATTGAAATCCATCGTGCCAGCAGATGTCTGATTTGCGCTTGTGATGGCTCCCCCAACCCGCACCGCCCCATTCACGTTGAGCTGCTGGTCTCCAGTACTTGAGCTTCCAATT